CAAGAATACCCATAACAAGAACATCTAGTAGTTTGCCAATCCATTCAGAGCCAATTGGCATAAATCCTTCAATAATGCCTTTTCCTGTTAGACCTTTAGCCATAAACTGAACCATTGAAGCTGCAATGACAGAACCAATAGCAGTAAACACAATGAAAGGAACAGAGGTAATTGCAACAAGTAAAGCCGAGCCGATAGCTGCAATAATAGTTGCACCTAGACTAGTAATTACGCTAACTAATCCTCCAATTAAACCTAAGACAATAATTGAACCAAAGAAAATGCCTGCTTCTGTCCAAGAACCAGCTTCAATTTTAATACCTAAGATTTGTTCGCCTAATGCTCTTAGCTCTCCTTCAATAGAAGATGAAAAAGTAGTAAAATAACCTAGTAGAACACCAGCAAGAAGGCCACGACCAAAAGATTTACCTAAGAGTTTTTTAACTACTTGAATAAAATTTTTACCTAAATTTTTAATAGCAGCAGTAGGTATCTTTTTTATTAAAGACCTGGTAAGCATCGCTAAAAATTCACCGGCTATTAGAGTACCAGCATAAACACCTGCTTCTTGAATAGGGCTTAATTCCATACCTGAACTAGCAATAATATTTTGAGCAATTCCAAAACTTAAAGCACCAAAGCCTAAAGAAATACCTATGTCTCTAAGTAATGAAGCTTTACTTGTTTTTCCAGTAATACCTTTATTTAAACCAGAAGTCATGCTGCTTATTAGCTCGCCACCTTTTGTTTTTAAATACTCAAAAGTGTCATTAGCTAAGGGTTCTCCAAAGAAGTAAGCAATACCTGTAACAATACCAGAGGCAATATCTATGAATTGTTCAGAGTCTGCACTTAGTGAAGCTCCTGAAATACTTTCGATTAATGGCTTAACTACTAAGTCTGAAGAAATACTACCAATACTAAATCCTACAAGAGTACCTAAAACTGCACGTCTTAGATAGTCTCCCATGGAACCCCTACCTGCACCTTCAGTTATACCCATTACCATATCTTGAAAAATAGTTACTCCCAAAGAAGAACCAATTTTTGTAGCAGTGTCAAGTAAAGAACCTTCACCTAGCTCTAATTGCTGAGAGATAATTCCACCAATAGAGTAACCTGCAGCAAGACCTAAAGAAGAAGTAATTGCTCTTTTGTAGAAAGTACCAATATTACCAATGCTTTCATTGATGCGCTTACTCATACCTTCTTCGCCAATGTTAAAGATAAACTTTAAAATGCTAGCAGCAGCACCTCTAAAAGTCTCACTCATAATAGTAAGAATACCTAACGCAACTGCAGTACCAATAGGACTTGCATACCGTTTTACAGCATTTTCTACTTCTGCTTGGTTCATATCGGTAAACAATGAGGGAATCAAAGTTCCACCAATACCTACCCCTATTGCATTCAATAAGTTACCAAAAGATCTGGAAAGCTTAGGTATTAGTTTTTCATTAGTAGACTCTGCTTCTAAGAACATACTTTCCATAATATTACTCATGGCAGTATTGCTAATCTTTTTTGATTCTCCAACTAAGTTTTCATACAAATAAGAAGTTAATCCATTAGCAAAGTTGATAGCTATTGATCTTATAAAATCAAAGTCTAACAAGAGAGTACTAGCAATAAGTAAAGCTTTCTTAATACCATCAACAACAATACCACGTAAAGTTGTGCTAAAAAGAGTTGCTAAACCAACAACAGACAAGAAGAAAATTTGATTAAAATCAATATCAGTTATTGTGCCAACAAACTCTTTAAACTTATTAATTAGAGAGTTAAAATCAATTTTAGAGATAGTTTCTTTAATATTAGTAAAGATAGAAGAGATAGATTCTCTTAGTCTTTCAAAAACTCCTTTGATATTATTAACAAAGTTAAAAAATACTTGCTTAGTCATACTCCACAAGTTAGCAGTGTATGCAATTACATCTTCCCAAATATCTTTCCAAACTGAGTTCCAAATTAACCAAACACCAAAGTCCCAGATAACTTGTTTAATGTTCTCTAGCATTTCAACTACAGGGTCAGCAATCCTAGACCATAGACCTTTAGTATAGCTGTATACAGAAGTTACAACACTAATAAAAGTGTCTACAATAGGTTTGCCAAAGTTATTATAAAAGTTAGTAACAGAGCTATAAATTTCAGATACAAAATTTGTAATATAGCTTACAATGTCTTCTACGTCTTCTCTAATATATCCTGACAAGTAGTACATAGAGTCAGCTAGAGATTCCATCCAACTAGTGAGTCTCTTGTTAGTCCCTAAGCCTGCGTTAACTTCTCCAAAAAATTTAGAAAAAGATTCAGATAAGATATTGAAAGAACCAGATACTGTGCTTTCTACTAAGTTGGCTTCTTCTCTAAGAGAACCTAGCTGAGCAATAAGCGCATTAAGAACAATGTCTGAGTTTAGTTTACCATCAGCAGCAAGTTTCTTAAGTTCGCCGTAAGGGATATTTAATCCTTCAGCGATAGCTAAGGCGACTTTAGGAGCTTGTTCTTGCAAAGAAGTAAGTTCTGCACCAGCATTTTGGAAGTTACCTGCAAACGCTTGGCTTAGCTGTACTAGAGCAGCATCTACAGACTCAGGCGCTCCACCACCAATTTTTGCAGCTAGCTGGATAGCTTCTGTTGCAGCAAGTAAATCTTCAGTTGGGTATCTTTCTTTTAATACTAAACCGATTCTACCAAAAACCTCAGCTCCACTATTAATAGATGTTTTAGTAGTTAAAGAAATTCTTTCTAGTTCAGTTCTAAGTCTACCTAGCTCTTGCCCTCTACCTACAATAAGTGATAAACGGTTGTTAATACTAGTTAAAGAATCGCCTGCTCTTGTAAAAGCAGAACCTGCAAAAATACCAGTAAGAGCTGCTCCTGCAGAAATTGCAAGAGTTTTCATATTTGCAACTGCGTTTACTGTAGAAGTATTCATATTACTAATATTTTTATTAATACTAGCTAGTTGTTTGTTAATGTTGCTAAGATCACTAGCGCCTAGGCGATTCATTGTACTAGACGTCTTTATAGTAGAACTTGTAAGTCTATTAATAGAATTATTAATGTTTTCTACTGAAGACCTAACCTTAGCGTCTCTTACTTCGAAATCGACATAAACTGTCATTTAGGCCTCCTAAAAAAAAAAAAAGCCCCACAATTGTTAAATCATGGGGCATATATTATTGCGTTAATCGAGCTGCACTACCCTCAATCTTACCAAAAGACAAACAAACTCTTTCTATAAAATTTCTAGGTTGAATTTTAGATGTTCCATTATTCACATAGAAAATATAATTTTCATCATTTTCTAAAGATAATTTTTCGTTCTTAACTAATAATTTCCAAGAAGATTTTGCTTCTCCGGTATCAACAGGTGTAGCTAGCTTCATTGAAGTTAAAATATCATTTTTGTCTTCTAAAAGTTCTGTTAAAACTTCTTTCTTTACTAGTTTTTCTAAATCTTTTCTTTTGAAAGTAATACTTGCTTTAATCATTTAAAAAGTCTACCTTCTCAGTAAATAGATGTTTGAACCTATCAACAAAACGATTGCTGACTGTATTAACTTTCTCTTGTTGTTTGTTGTATTGATGTCGTATAACTCGTAAAGAATCAAACAAGTCTTCAGGTTTTACCTTATCTCCTGCCATAGACATAGTGATAACAGCTGCTCTACGATCTGCTCTCCACTCTGGAGGAAATCTATCGAAAAATTCAAACCAACCTAAAACCTCATCGTAAGGTAATGACTTTATTTCACTTACACTTTTCTTTAAATGATAAGCTATTTCATAGTAGCCTACTTCTTCTTCGCTGAGTCGTTTCCCTCTACTTTAGAAGTATCTAACCCTGAAAACTTTAAAATTTCTTCCGTAAGGCGTGAGAGGTCTTCTAATGGAAAAGTTTTTAGCTCTTCATCAGAGATATCTTCTGCACCTTTAACAGTTTTTTTAATTAAATAAAATTGAATAGCAAAACCTGAGTCAGCAGTTTGCGTTTCTTTATCATCTTGTGGAACTACTGATTTAACATAAGTCTGGAAATCAAGAACTTCTTGTGCAGAAAGTTTCCTAATCTCAACAGAATTTTTTTGACCCATAAAATCGTAAGTTTTAACTGGAAGTTTTGAATTTAATAGATGTTTCATTCTTTATCTCCTAGAATATTTTCATTATTTTCGCGAATTGACTCAATCATAGCGTTCAATTTACCAAGATTAGCAAGAGTAGTCATTACTTCTTGAAGTTTTTCTGGTTGATCTTGAAACTCAGGTAGTCTTGCGATTGTTTTTTGCGTAGAAATAGCTACACTTGATTGCATATGTTTTAATGTCTCTTTTACGACATAACTATTTGAAAATGGTTTATTCATGTATATACCTATGTAAAGGTTGGCCCCCGAAGGGGCCTTCCTAAATTAGCTTGTAGCAGTTACAGTGTAAGGACCATAGAAGTCTGACTGAATAGAAAGAGCTACAGTAGCAGTTGATGCGTCATCACGAGCAGGGTTAACGAGTAGTGATTCGATTTTACCTACGAAGTAAATGAGTGCGTTTGGAACTGGAGCAGCAAGAGTACCACCAACGCCAGCAGTTACAGCAGTAGTTAGTGCTGGGGGCTTAGCAGGAAGTAGCGCGAATTGGAATACCTTTGCAATACCATCAGCGACTGCATCGCCTAGTGTACCAGTAGTAGCAAAAGAAGCGTTAGCCTTTGCCCACTCTGAAGGTACATAGTTAATCGTTAGTTCTAGGTCAGGAGCGTCTGACTGAGCACCGATAGACTGGGTCTGAGCTTGACCATAAACAGGAACTTTAACGATGTTAGCAGGAGTACCGAAGCTAGGCATGTCGCGAATGTTTTCAATTTCTGCGAAGTCTGCAGCAGTAGCAAAGTTTGCTTTAAGATTGCTCTCAGTAAGAGAGGTTGGGACAGCATCACGAGAAACAGCAAGAGCTGAGAACTGTGCAGCTGAGATTGAAGTTGGGAAAGCCATTAGTTATTCTCCATAGTAAGAAAAAGGAACAGAATAATCTGCTCTTGAAAGAGTTGAGTCATCGGGATCTGGTCCAATGAACTGTAAAGAGCTTACATTAGTTTGAATACCGTAAGCTAAAAATTTATTTTGGAACACAAGATCTAAAGAGTTAGCAATTGTAGTAGGTTCTTTTTGACCACTACCAGCAGGGTAATAAATACTTACAATGACGAGACCAGTAACTAATTTGTTATCTCTATAGGCAAATTGATTTGCTTTTCCGGTTACAATATTAAGCTTCAAAAAAGGAACGGCAGAGATTGTTCCTCGGTAATCAGCCGGATAAACGGGCAAATTTGCTAGTAAGTTATTTTGTGGTAACGAATAAAAAGTGTCTATGATATCTTCAAACATCAAACACTCCTTACTGTTAATTGCGTAATTCCTGGATAAGTCTCAAGTTTTTCAAAACGGTAAGTCTTGTTTCCAAAACTAATAGTTGAATAACGAGAACCATCTAGATCTCTAGTTCTAATAACTAATTCCTTTACGATATTTAAATCTTTGTCTAACACAGAACTAACTTCGATAAATTCTACTGAGTAGGGTTGTTCATCAGAAATTAAAGTACCTGTGCCGAAATTAAATCCTATAGCTGTTTCTTCAAGAAGAACACCTAACTGTACTAAGTCACCAGCAGCTTGAAAAGCTTGATCAACTGCAGATTCTACTGTTTGTAGTAGGCTCATTAGTTTGACCTCCACCAGCCCCCTGCAGCAGTGTAACCTTGGCTAAAGATTAAAGGAGCAATAAGCTTATTAATCTCAGCAGGTACTAAAGGAACTTGAGGAGAAGAACTACGACCAGCATCGGTATTAGACAAGCTAATAGGTCCGATTGAAATAGAGTCATAGGTTGTCTCATAACCTTTAATTACTGTTGGGTGTTTTACTAAGTGAAGTGCTAGATAAGCTACAGCTTTTTCTAGACGAATAGGAATCTCTCCTTGTTCAACAGGAACATGAAGAGAAAGTACAGGATCAAAGAAACTAAGTTTAGCTCTAGGCCAAGCAAGAGACTGAGACGACGTTACCGCCGTCCCAATCCATTCATTTTGGTCCAGAATTCGAGTTGCATCAACTAGCGCCTGTTCTTGAGCATCTGTATCTGCAGCTTCCCAAAAAGGGTTGTCTGCAAGATAATCGTCAGCAGACTCTAAGTAAGAGTTTTCAAATAAAATTAGCGCCATGATGCTTCCTAACTTAAGCGTGTAGGATGGGGAGAATACCTAGGTTTAGTGGATCCATAGTACGGGTCCATGAACCAGCGGCCCCTAGGGTTGCATTGGTAGCGAAGTTGTTGGTTGCACCAACCCAGTCGTAGCCCATTGGATGAGCAACGAAGCCATAGCGATACCAGATGTTGGTTGAACCACCACCAGCATAGCTAGCAGGATTACGATCAACTTCGGTAGCGACTGGCATTGGGATTTCGCGGAAAGCAACTGAACCAGGCTTGACAAGGAAGGTTGTCTTGGTTGACTGGTCGTTAACGTTAGCTGAAGCAGCAAGGTTGCCTTGAGCAGCACGAGTTAGGACTAGACGGAACTTACCACCGAAGATGGTTTGGAAGTCTAGGTTACCGTCACGAACACGGTCTTGGTCGATTAGGTTAGCTGCACGAAGGTCAGCAAGAACTTCAGGTGAAGTTACCATATAGACGAAGTCTGGTTCGTAGTCCTTGTAGAACATACCCATAGCACGGAATAGACGCTCACCACGAGCAGCACCGATTTCTGAGGAGTCAACTAGCTTGCGAGCATCGCCAGCGCCAGTAGCAGCAGCGCCGAAAGCACCAGCAGCGTTAACGTCAACGAAAGCACCAACTGAGCCTGAAGGAACAGTGTCGAAGCCGACAATACCAGCACCAAGAGCAACTTCAGAAGCAGCAACGCCCTTCATGATGTTTAGAACAGCGTTATGCTCGTCCTGAGCACGTGACTGAGCGAAGTTACGAGCGAAGAAAGCTAGGCCGTCCTGCTGTGAGATGATGCGCTGTAGGTTAACCTGTTCAGCACCGATGGTGCGAGCATTCTTAACATAGTTAGCAATGTCGGTTGAAATTGAAGAATAAGTACCATCAGTAGCAGTGGTTAGTGAAGCATTGTTGATGGTAGCTGATAGCGGTTTGTACCAGCGTAGCTGACCAGCGAAGCCTTCACCTGATGGGTCTAGTTCGGTTGAAGCTGCGACCATACCAGTTGAGTTAATACGCTTTTCTTCGGTCCAGCGCTCTTCTGCATAAGCAGAGATAGCAACTGCTACGTTCTGAAAGTTAAGATGATTAATAGCCATTTTGTTGTACCTTTTTTAGATTATTGGTGACTTAGAAAGTCACTGTTCCGAGTTTACCTGATTCAGCAAGAGCAAGTAGCTCTTCAGTAGTCATGCCAGAGAGAGTCTTTGGACGTGACATTGAAGCAGAGTTCTTGTTCGAGTTTGAGCCAGCACCTGAGTTTTCTTTAGGTTTAAAGAGAAAATCCTTATTAGGATCTTTAGAAAAAGCCTTGAGATAGTCATTAATACTAGCGCCAGACTTGTGAACCCATGAGCCGTCCTCGTCTTGGACAAGTTCAGGGAGAATAGTTTTGAAAGCAGTTTCACGTGCGAAGTCGTTACGGAACTCGAGAGAGCCTAAGTGCTTCTCTAGCTCACGATCTCGAGTAACAGAAGTAAGTTTATCCTGCAGAATTTTCTTTTCTTCTTCTAGTTCAGCAAGTTTGAGTTTTGCAACTTCGTAATGCTTGCCTTCGTCTTCGAGTTGTTTACGTTGCTTATCTTGAGCTTCTGCTTTGAGACGAGCATTTTCACGTGCTAGCTCTTCAGCTTTTTTATAGGCTTTGTCAACATTGCCCTTCATTTGTTTAAGCTCGTCAGCCACCAATTGTTTTAGTAGAGCTTGATGCTCATCAGCAAGAGAGGCTTTCCGCTGGGAAAGGTCTTGTTGATTGGTGTCATTATCGTCTTCATTATCATTGACAGTATTATCGTCGTTTTGATCAGCCATAGTTATAGTATTTCCTTTTGCACAGCATTGAATAGAGAACTAAAGGTACAACAATAGTTCGTTAGTCTATGGTATTATAGTTATTAGTGACTCTTCGGGGTGCGCCGACCGCACAGGCGATCTCGCGGGCTAAGCCCTGTAAGCGTGAAGAGTCTTGTTTTTATTCTTTAATCTTTTTCTCAACAGGAGCTTTTTCAACCACTGGTTTAGGAGCTTCTACTTCTAGAGAATTGACAATTGTTTGTAGTTTACGCCATTGACCTGAGTTGGGGCCTTCGATAGCGACACCAGCAGCAAAATCAGCAAACCACTCTTTAAATTCTTTTGTTTTCATTTTTTATACCTATATTGAGGAGGCTGGTATGTAAAATCACAAGAAGAACAAACAAAAAAGCCTTCTCGATGATTCCATACAGTTATTTCTTTTATCTTTCCTTCTTTACAGGAAGGACAAAGGCAACCGGGGTACAAGGAGTAATCACGAGTCATAAGTCACCTCAAGAAAAAGAAAGGAAAGTGAGGGAGGAGCAGAAGCATAAGCTCCCGCCCCCATAAGGTTTTCAACCCCCTCTTCTTTATAGCTAAGAGGTGATTACTCTGCAGCTAG